AACTAGATGCAACAGGCAGTTTTGCTGCACATAACAAAGCGGTAAAAGACGCTAACCCAAAACCTAGTTAATTATGTCGAAAATTAAAGTCAACAGTTTAGAAGGGGTCGGTGCAAGCACACCAGCGATTAGTATTGATAATGCTTCTGGAACGTGTACTGCCAGTATTACTAATAATCTAAGCAATAGAAACAAGGTCATAAACGGCTCAATGATTGTTGACCAAAGAAATCAAGGTAGTGCATCCACAGCGATTGCAAATGATTACTGTCTTGATAGATTTAGAATGGTAAGCAGTAACACAGGTCAACTTGCTGCAACTATACAACAAGTAGAAAGTGAAACTGATGCACCAGCTGGTACTGGTTTAACTCATCATCTTAAATGGACTACTACAACTCCTGAGACTAGCATTGGCAACAATGAAGTAGTTAGACTTCAGTATCATATTGAGGGAGGAGATTTACAAGATTTCTGTTATGGAACATCAAGTGCAAAAACTGTTACAGTTTCTTTTTATGTTAAAACGTCTGTAACTGGAGTATATGGGTTTTCAATTTACAGGGATGAAAGCACTGATAGAATAATTAATAGAACATATACAGTTTCAAATAATGATTGGAATAGATACACTTTTACGATTGCTGGCGACACTGCTCAAAAAATATCTGACGGTATAGATTCAAGGTGGAGAATGATGTTTATTTTGGCAGCAGGGTCAGATTTTACAGCCTCTTCTCATTCAACTTGGGGTAATTATAGTAGTTCTTATTTTGCAGGAGATCACGCTCAAAACGGAGTATGTACAACAAATAGTGCAACGTGGCAACTTACAGGAGTTCAATTAGAAGTAGATCATACAGGATCGGGTAAGGCAACAGATTTTGAGCATAGGTCATTCGCACAGGAGCTCGACCTCTGTATGCGTTATTTTCAACGATTTGTAAGTGGTAATAACTCTCAAATTGGAATGGGTGCTTACTATACATCAAGTCAACTAAAATGTATCGTGCCATTTATAAAAGAAATGAGGACTGGACCTTCTGTTATACAAGAAACTGGTACAAATTATTATGTATTTTATCGTGATGGTAATGCTGATACTTTTGATAGTTTTGGTGTTGAAGTTACAGATGAAAGAAAAACTTGTTTGAATAATTCTTCTCAAGTGAGTGGTACTGTTGGTCATGGGGGTATAGTAAGAACATATAATGCGAGTGCTAGACTAGATTTAAATGCGGAGCTTTAACTGATGGCATATCCAACAGACCCAATTTATAAATTTTACAAAGATAGTTGTACTAATCAAAACTGTGGTGTTGAAAAAATGAATGGTACAGAAAAAATGTGTATTCCATTTAACGAAGCAAACACTGACTACCAAGAGTACCTTCAGTGGAAAGCTGACGGAGGAGTTCCTGAAGAGGCTGATTAATTAACCTTTTCGTGCATTTGTCTTGTCATTAAGCCCATAGTGACGTAGAGAGGGGATAGGGCTACAATAAGCAGTAATACAAGCACACTTGAAAAAGATAGTGCTTTTAAAATTGCAAATTTAATCATGTTTAATCGTATTTGCCAAGTAGCTTCATTATTGTCGCTTTTGCTCTCTGGGTCAATGGCTGCTTTTGGTTTTGTTGCTGTTCAATATATGAAAAGTCCTGAATTTGAAAGAGATTTAAAAAATAAATTAATGGGTGATTTAACAGAAAAAATGCAAAAACAAATACCTTTAGAAATGCCTAGAGAAACTTTCCCTGCAATGCCACTTTGATGGGAATACCAGACTTAAATATTCCAGATATACAAATACAACCAATATTTGATTTTACAAAACCTGTAGACATAATCCCACTTACAATTAATGTTCCAGCCTGTACATATCAACATAGAGATATAAAAAACACTGGCAATAGAAATTTATTACTTGATGACCCAAATGGTGTTTTTACAGTATGCGATGCACCATTTCCTAGTTTTAATCCAATGAATTATCAACCAAATAGTTTGATAATGTCAGAGGATACACCGATTACATCTAGCGAACCTGAAATACCTGAAACAAAACCACCAGTTACACAAAAGCCTGTTGCGAAAAAAACAGAGTTTTTTATTAAATGTCCAGATCCAGAAAAAGATCAACGTATTGGAGACTTTCGTAACGATAAAAGACTAGAACGTGTTGTTGGTCATAAATTAAACGAAGATAAAAGTAAATGCATTACTTTGTATGAGGACACGAGCTTTACCGAGCAGTACATTCCTAATGTCCCTGCTGTTACTAATGCTGCTGCTATTGCTGTGGTTGCCGCTAGCACTCCGATTCTTATTAATCTTGTGAAACCATTAGTAAAACAAATATTTAACAAATTTACAAAGAAAAAAAACAAGTTAAAATAAAATTACCCTATTCGACAAGGCAATGGATAGGGCGTCTAGGTAGACAAGTCTAACCGTGCTTGTCTACTGCTTTATTAAGTGTTTGTGTGGCAATACCTGATTTGGTGGAGTTGTAATAACAATATCTTGGCAAGTTATTGCACTTGGACTACCAGCAACAAAACTTACGCCAAGTTTTGCTTGCTTTGCACATTGTTCTAATCTAAATAAACTGATTTCATATTGTGTTTTCTTTATTAAAAGTTTTTGTGCCTCTATATTTACTTTTGCTGCTTCCTTACACAATTGACCACCATTACCAAGTGGAATATTAAACTGCATACTTATTCCATAATTTAAGTTGTAGTTATCTTTTTCAAAACGTGGTGTTTCTTGATAGTATTTTATTTCACCAGTATCTTCATCATAAATAGCTTGTCTAGTTACAGTTTCAATTGGTCTGTTGAAAGACCAAGCATCAGTTAAATATGGAGTTATTGTCAAACTAGGAGAAGTGCAGACAATTCCTTGTGAATATCTATTTTGTGGCAAACTTGATGGAGTTATCATTGTGGCATTATTATTGACTACTCCTGTAGATTGACTTTGTGGACTGCTAACTGTTGTATTAGCGAATGTTCTAATAGGCAATAATAATAAAATTATTGCCCAAATGTACTTGTAGTTTCTGAAGTTGTAGAAGTAGTTATGGTTCTTGTTATGTTTGTAACTGTGTCCAATCCGGGGGTTATTAATGTTTCTTGAATTGAAAAAGCTGCTCCATCTGTTGCAATTTTCCAACGTGGCACTGCTTCTAGATTTGGACTTGTCCAACTAAAATTTACGCCTCCAACTGTTTGGGTGTTTTGAGTTGTAGCAGTAGGATTGATATATCCTGTTTCAGCTTCAATATTATGTCCACTTGCTGCATAACTGTAGCCAGTTCTGTATTGATAACTTGTGATAGTTTCGTTAATAACACTTTGGCTAGTTGATGAGGTTGTTTGAGACCCCGAACGAAACTGAGGAACTACAGGTGTAGCCAGCAGTTTAGTAGGTAATACAATTATAATAAGTAACCAAAGTCTAGTCAATTGTAATAGTAACTTTTGTAGAACCGATACAACTTGTACCCGAACCACCAGCAGTACAGGTGTGAACACCAGAACTCAATGACGTTAAAGCAAGTGAGCCAGCTGTACCGCCTGAACCAATAGTAGTCTGTCCGCCTAATATTGGTAATGATGCAATGCCCGAACTAGGAGTTACAGCAGATGGTGTAGCATCTCCCATTATTACCGATTCTGTTTTGCTAAATGAAGAACCTGCAGTTGTTATTGATGTGTCAGTTTGAATCATTGCAGGCACCCCATTAGATAAACTGCCAACATTAATTCCACCAATTTTTCCAGATGTTGTTGTATCTCCTACAGTTACAGATGGTGTAATATTATTACCACTTAATGAATATGTAGTTCCAACTTTATTTGTAACTACATATGGCATATCAACAGTTATTTGAGCAGACGTTACAAATTCTTGTTTTATATCAGCAAACGCAGCTGATGGAAAAAATAATATTAAAGCAAATAGTTTTTTCATTTGATTCCTACATTTGTGTCTTTGTTATCAACTATCTTAGCAGCGTTTTGCGGTTTCTTTTTGTTTACACTTATACCATAAGAACCTAAAACCCCACTGGTTAAACCAGCTAAAAAAGCGCCATCATTGCGAATTTTATCCATATATCCAAGAGTCATCATTGCTAACGACCAGCAAAGAATCATAAATCGAACTGCATGACCAAAGATTTCTCCCCATTCAATACCTTCTTTTTCTGTTTGTTCTTCCATAAAAAAAGCTGCCTAGTGTGTGAGGAGTAAGCTGCTGACCACTGCTTATTTTAGACAGCATATGCCAAATGTAACAAAAACTGTTATGTTTGGAAAGTAACACAATAAATTATGATTAAAATTTTAAAACCAATCTTAATGACATTCCTGACAACAACAACTGTAAAACGACTTGTTGTTGATTTATTAAGAGCAATTTGCAAACAAACAACCAACACACTTGATGATCGTGCTGTAGATATTTTAGAAAAACAACTTTTTCCTAATTAATTATGGATAAAAGTTTTATATCAGTATTAATAGAACCAATACCAGTAGAAAAAAAATTGGCTACTGAATTAAAAATAAGAGATATAATTGCTTGTACTGATATAGAGGTTTTAAAAAATTACACAATAAAACTGTTAAGACAAAATGTTAATCATGATTATGTATTAACCCATGCGTTAGTCAGAATACTTGAAATGGAAGATGAAATAAATAAAAAGAAAAGGTTTGGTTTATTTAGTAACTAAATATGGTTCTAGTTTATCTTTATATTTTTCAATAACTTTTAATCTAACTGTTTCTGGAATATTCCTCATAGTTGGCAAAGGGTCAAATATATTTTCTATAGTTTCAATTGCTCCAAAAGCTTTATCACCAATTATCCAAATAACATTTATTAATGGCTTTTCTGGGTGAATACCACTTTTTTTATTAAAGAAAAAACCAGCTTCCATAAATTCAATTTTTACATCAATATCTAAATTCATTCGCAATCGCAATGTAGACAATCAAAATGCAAAGGTTCTTTCATTATAATTGCAGATAAAACAAGCAAAGCTAATTTTGTTGGTGGTTGTTCATTACTAAAAAATAATATTTTTTCTTTTTGAAGATGTACACCTTTGCTTGAAATTATTAAAGAAGCATCTGCCATATCAGATTGATTAAATTCTTTTTTTGATAACTGAGAAAAAAGTAAACCAACACCATGCTCGTTATGAGTCATGGTGCAGGGGTGATAATCAAATAAATCTTCATTAAAACATTCAAGACCACATTCTAAATGATCTAAAAATACTCTTACTTCATGTGGAAGTTTTGATTTTGCTATACCAATATCTTCTTGTGGTAATTTTTTAAAATTCTTCTTCATTTTTCACTGGTTTCTGATAATCAGAAATAACCATTTTCATATAATTATTTCCAGTATTTGATGTTGCAGGCATCATTTTTGCTCGTATTTTTACAGCATTATTTCCTTTATAATCTTTTATAAGATTTTTTTCATCCATAGCATAATCGTAGAGTTTTAAAACCTCATCAACTGTTATTTCAGATACAGACCAATATTTATGCTGTTCATTTTCTGATTGGCAGTTAAACCACATGGAAAATTTTGATTTTGGTGTTTCAGACATTTACTTTTGCTCCGTAGATTTTGTCATTTGTTCACGAAGAAACTCCTCGTGGATTGTTAATTCAATGTGATTAGCCAATAGTTTGTCAACTGATGGATAAAATTTATTTTTAAAATTATCCATTATTTGTTTTTTATCGGGTCGTGAATTTAATTCAGCACGTAATTGAACAAATGCTTCTTCAGATATTTTTTCTTGACCCTTTGGTGGTTTTGTTGTTGATACCTGAAACTTTGGTTTGCTAGTTTTATTATTTCTAGCTTTACCAGTATTATCTGCATCAGCACATTTCTGACTAAATGCATCAGCTTCATCATCAGCTTGACCTAATCCATAAGCAGCAAGCAACATATATCTTCTAGCATA